TCTACATCTGCATCTGCTGTCCGAGGTGGATCCTATAATGTCATCTTTCTTGACGAGTTCGCTTTTATCCCGAATCACATTGCTGACCAATTCTTTGCATCTGTTTATCCTACTATATCTTCTGGACAAAGAACAAAAGTTATAGTTGTATCCACACCGCATGGTATGAATCACTTCTACCGAATGTGGCATGATGCTGAAAGAGAGAAAAATGAATATGTGCCAACCGAAGTTCACTGGTCTGAAGTGCCAGGCAGAGATTCATATTGGAAAGAACAGACAATCGCAAACACATCAGAACAACAGTTTCGTGTTGAGTTTGAGTGTGAGTTTCTAGGATCTGTTGATACTCTAATTAGTTCTGCAAAATTAAAATCATTAGTATATGATGAACCAATTAAGAGTAATCGTGGATTAGATATTTATTTTGAACCAATCAAGAATCATGATTATGTAATTACAGTTGACGTTGCTCGTGGTGTAGGTATTGATTACTCTGCTTTTGTAATCACGGATATTACATCATTTCCACATAAAGTGATTGGTAAGTATAAAAACAACGAAATCAAACCAATGTTGTTTCCCAGTATTATCGTAGATATTGCGAAGGCATATAACAAAGCTTTTATTTTATGTGAGGTAAATGATATTGGAGATCAAGTTGCAAGTATCATACAATATGACCTAGAGTATGATAATCTCTTACTATGTTCAATGAGAGGTCGTGCTGGTCAAATTGTAGGACAAGGATTCTCAGGTAAGAAAACACAACTTGGAGTTAAGATGTCTAAAACTGTAAAGAAGGTGGGGTGTTCTAACTTAAAAACTTTGATTGAAGATGAGAAAGTAATATTCAATGATTATGATATCATATCTGAACTTACCACGTTTATACAGAAACACAACTCATTTGAAGCAGAAGAAGGATGTAATGATGACCTTGCAATGTGCCTTGTCATATATGCATGGTTAGTTCAACAAGAGTATTTTAAAGAACTTACTGATCAAGATGTAAGAAAAAGAATATATGAGGATCAAAGAGATCAGATCGAACAAGACATGTCACCATTTGGATTTATTGTTGACGGAACAGAGGATGAAAGTTTTGTAGATGGGGATGGAGATCGTTGGTACGCCGACGAATACGGTGATCGTTCTTACATGTGGGATTACAGATGATTAGACTTTTAAAATTATTAGGAAACATTGTAGATCCAAGTTGGTGGGCAGATCTTATTGGTGAAAAGTCAGGAGCATATGAACGTGCAAGAAAACCAAATAAGTTTAAAGAATGGAAATTAAAACAACCTCTGTGGAAACAGTTTTTCATAGAAGTTTTAATGTTTACATTAATCGCACTAGCATTTGAACCAGTGTTGAATATGTTAGGTATGTCAATGTTACCTTGGAGATGGTTTTGATGAACCTAGAAGATCAGTTTGGATTAGAACATTTACTCTTTGAACAAAGAAAATGTAAGATATGTGGTCAGACAAAAGAATTGATAAATGATTTTTACAAAACTAGAAAAGATCGAGGTAATGTGCCATCGGCATATGCGTATGAGTGTAAGAGATGTTCTATAAAAAGAGTTTCAGATAAGAGAAAAAGAAAGGAGTTAATAGAGATTTATCCTGATTGGTAGTGTTCACGTCATGTTTCCCCATTTGGAGAGGTAGCAATTTATAAATAAATTTAGTAAAACAACGTGGACTTTCGGAGAAAAACATGGCTGGCATAGGTTTAGTATCTCCAGGCGTTAAGGTTAGAGAAGTTGACCTTACGGTTGGTAGAATTGACTCCATAAGTGATCAGACAGGTGCAATAGTAGGCCCTTTTGAAAGAGGCCCTGTACTAGAACCTTTGCTTATTGAAAATGAGCAAGATTTGATCGATCTTTTTGGAAAACCATCACTCAATGATAGACAATACGAATACTGGTACACCGCATCAAACTATTTACAGTATGGTGGTATATTAAGAGTCGTTAGAGCAGATGGTGCAAATTTAGTCAATTCAAACGTTGGTGCAATAGGAGTTGCATCAAACTCATCTCTTAAGATAAAATCTTTTGACGACTATCAAAATAATTTTGAAGACTCTACATCTTTCAGAGTCGCTGCAAGAAATCCAGGCAGTTATGCAAACGGAATGAAGGTTGCATACATTGATGGTGCTGCAGATCAAACACTTTCAGTAACACCACATGTTGTAAACCGTGTGGTTGTAGGACAGGGTGTAACTCAACCAATCAGCGGAACAATAGCTGGTGTTGGAACTAACGTTACAGTTGACGGATATCTTCAAGGTATTATCACTGGTGTTGGTGCAAGTTCTATTGATGTTAAAGTTACAAATCGTGTTTCTGCTGGTGGAACAATCATTCCAGCTACTTACACAGAGAATGGACTATTCCAATTCTCAGCTGCGAATAAGACAAGTAACACTTTACCTGGCCCTGGCCTTTTGGTTTCTAGTAACGTATCAACTGTTGCTGATCCCGATGCTGGTATTTCAACTTGTATTTCAGTTCTTGCTGCAAAAGATTGGTACGATAATCAATTCATCCAATTAAAGAATGGCGCCTTAGCATGGAAGGAAATTGCTGAGAAACCAGGCACTAGTGGATATACAGCTGCTAGAAACGGTGCAAATGACGAACTTCACATAGTAATCATTGATGATTCTGGAAAAATTACAGGAACACAAGGATCTATTCTTGAGAAGTTTACATTCTTATCAAAGGCAGATGATGCAAAAGATACATTTGGATCAAGAATATACTACAAAGATGTAATCAAAGAACAATCAGATAACATCTATGTTGGAGTATCAACAGGAGAAGGAACACTTCAATCAGGATTCTCAACCGCATTTACACCAGAAGTATCATCCAGTAATCTCTGGAGTCAAGATGCACAGGATGTAAGTTTCAACTTTGTAGGTAATAAACTTTACTCATTAGACGCTGGTAGAGATTATTCAACTCCATCTGGAGTTTCAACTCATATTGGTGGTTACTCATGTTCTCTTGGAAACATAATCGGTGGTTATGAAATCTTTGAAAATGAGGCAGAATATGCTGTTAACTTCTTACTTCAAGGCCCTGGCATTACAGGTAGTGAAACAGAGTCACAAGCAAAAGCAAATAAATTGATTGCGATTGCGGAACAAAGAAAGGATTGTCTCGCAGTTATCTCACCAAACAGAGAAACAACTGTAAACGTAACAAGTGCAAAAACACAAACAGATAACGTAATCAGGTTCTATGATCCAATTACATCATCTTCGTTTGCAGTATTTGATTCTGGTTACAAGTATCAGTTTGATAGATTCAATAACAAGTTCCAATTCTTACCACTTAATGGCGATATCGCTGGATTAATGGCAAGAACATCTGAGGAACAGTTCCCTTGGTTCTCCCCTGCTGGTTCACAGAGAGGAAATATACTAAATGCAGTTAAACTTGCATATAATCCAAACAAAGTACAAAGAGATGCTCTTTATACCAAGAGAATCAACCCTGTTATATTCTCACCTGGCGCTGGATTTGTTCTCTTTGGTGACAAAACTGGATTAGCAATTGCGTCTGCATTTGACAGAATTAACGTACGTCGTTTGTTCTTAAACTTAGAGGCGAGAATTGAAATCGCTGCAAGAACTCAACTCTTTGAGTTCAACGATGAGATCACAAGATCTAATTTCCGTAATATTGTTGAACCATTCCTTCGTGGGGTTCAATCTAAGAGAGGAATCTCAGACTTTGTAGTCATCTGTGATGAAACAAACAACACTCCAGATGTGATTGATGGAAATGAATTTAAGGCTGATATCTTTATCAAACCCGCCCGTTCAATTAACTTCATCGGTCTTACATTTGTTGCGACTAGAACTGGAGTTTCCTTCAGTGAAGTCATAGGTCGAGTTTAAAAAATCCCATCTAAATAACAAAAGGAGTTAAAAAAAGAAAATGGCAATCGACAACATTACATTTAATAGTAGGTCTATCACTAATTTTAGAGATAGACTAGTAGGTGGTGGTGCAAGACCTAATTTCTTTGAGGTAAACATCACTATTCCCGAATCAGTTGCTAAATTCGGTGATGTAGACACCGATATGAGATTCATGATTAAGGCTGCTGAAATACCAGCATCTAACATTGGAAATATTCCAATTCCATTTAGAGGTCGTGTTCTTCCTGTTGCAGGGGATCGTACATTTGATCCTTGGACAGTTACAATTATCAACGACACATCCTTTAACATAAGGGATACTATGGAACAATGGAGTAACTCAATCAATGATTTACAATTTGACGGTGGTATCACCAACCCAGCTGGATATCAAACTGATGCTTTCGTAACTCAGTTAGGTAGAGTTAACGATAACTCAGGTCAATTGAGTAGTGGTACAGATAACATGCAGCAAATCAGACAGTATAAGTTCTTTGGAATTTATCCTAATGCTGTAAGTTCCATACCTCTTGATTACGGTGCAACTGATAACATTGAAGAGTTTCAAGTTACATTTAACTACATTTACTGGACTGTTGAAGTAGGTAACAACATCACTGGTTAAAAGTTGATTTATATCATAGTTTAGGATATAATATAAATACCAGTAAAGGTATAATTATACAATGGCACAACTATTTGGTTTCTCGATTGATGATTCGTATAAGAAACCAGCACCATCGGTAGTCTCACCTGTCCCCAGAAATAATGAGGACGGTGCAGACTACTATTTGGCATCTGGGTTTTATGGACAATATCTTGATGTAGAGGGCGTATTTAAAACAGAATATGATTTAATTCGTAGATATCGTGAGATGGCTCTTCATCCCGAAGTTGATTCTGCGATAGAAGATATATTGTGCGAAGCGATAGTTGCAGATCAAAATGACTCACCAATTCAAATTGATTTAGAAAATTTAAAAGCTGGTGACAAGGTAAAAAATATTATTCGTCAAGAGTTTCAATATATCAAAGAAATGATGGACTTTGATAAAAAAGCTCATGAAATATTTCGTAATTGGTATGTAGATGGAAGAATATACTATCATAAAGTCATAGATTTAGAAAAACCAGAGGAAGGAATAAAAGAACTTAGGTATATTGATGCACTTAAAATCAAATATGTAAGGGAACAAAAGAAAAAAGGTGGTGCTAACGCAATACAATATACGCCAGGCAATAATCCAGGCGCCAATAATGATCCTTATAATGCAGATTTTGAAGGATTATCAGAATATTTTATATACACTCCACATTCTTATCAGAAAAATCAATATGGATCTGTTGCTGTTACAGGACAACAGAAGGATGCAGTTAAATTTGCTAAAGATTCAATTGCATATTGCACATCAGGTTTAGTAGATCGTAATAAACAAACAGTTCTTTCTTATCTTCAAAAAGCAATTAAGGCTCTTAATCAATTAAGAATGATCGAAGATAGTCTTGTTATCTATAGATTATCAAGAGCTCCAGAAAGAAGAATATTTTATATTGATGTAGGTAATTTACCAAAGGCAAAGGCAGAACAATATCTTCGTGAGGTTATGGCCAGATATCGTAACAAATTAACTTACGATGCAAACACTGGTGAAATTCGTGATGATAAGAAATATATGTCAATGATGGAGGATTTCTGGCTACCAAGAAGAGAGGGTGGTCGTGGAACTGAAATATCTACATTGCCTGGCGGACAAAACTTAGGTGAACTTACTGATGTTGAATATTTTCAAAAGAAACTATTCCGCTCTTTAAATGTTCCAGAGTCTCGTTTAGCTGACAATAGTGGATTTAGTTTAGGTAGATCATCAGAGATATTGAGAGATGAACTTAAGTTTACTAAGTTTGTGGGAAGAATGAGAAAAAGATTTAGTAATCTTTTTCATGACATACTTAAAACTCAATTAATTCTCAAGAATGTAATAACTCCAGAGGAGTGGGAGGGTATGAGTGATCATATTCAATATGACTTTTTATATGATAATCATTTTGCTGAACTCAAAGATGCTGAACTAATGCAAGAAAGACTTGGACTTTTACAGACTGCTGATCCTTATATTGGAAAATATTACTCTGTTGATTATATTCGTCGTAAGATTTTACGTCAAACAGATGATGAAATAGTAGAACAGAATAAACTCATAAGTTTAGAAAAACAAGCTGGAATAATTTTACCAACTGAACAAGAAATGATGATAGCACAACAGGCTGCAGAACTACAAAAATCATCATCTGATGTTGGTAAGACACCAAAAGAACCAGAGGTTGATGAGTCAAGCACAGAAGCTCCAGAATCGCCAGGAGTTCCCAAAGGTGGCGAGATATAAATAAAACATAGGTATAGGATTTTTATCTCATGGATGAATTAATGAACTTGATGATTGCAGATGAATCTCCATCTGAAATTAGTGATTCAATAAAA